ATGACAGACTGGAAAAAGGTGACAGGAACACAGCCGGAACGTCCGGAGGAAATCGACAGGACATCGTCTCCGTCAACGGTCTATCTGCGTAAGAACATCGAGCAGGTGGAGAAAGAGGTTGAGGGAGCAGACGGAAAGATGCAGACCGTGACCGAATGGCAGTACGACGAAAAGGAAATGACGGTTGAGGAATATGAGAACATGGCTCTCATGAAATCCGTCGTTGAGGAGAATACATCCGGAATCGTCGAATCAGTAACACAGTTTCAGAAAGATGCGGTCATCGACGAATACACCGCACAGTTAATCGAGGAGGGGTTGATTTAGTATGAAAATGCTTGTTGAAAGTCTCAAAAGAATGTACAAAAAAGGCACTCTCACAAAGGAACAGATTTCCGAGCGTGTCGCAAAGGGCAGTATTTCAGCGGACGAATATGAATACATCACAGGGGAGAAATACTCCGGCGGTGATGCAGAATGAGTCCGCTTGAAATAATATCACGATTGTGCGATGTGACGGAAAATCTATCAGCAATCGTGAAAAAGCAGCAAACAATCATTGAACAGTCGAAAATCGAGGAGGCGGTCAGAGCGGAACTCCGGCAGGAGGTAGAGGAGACAGACAGGGAGATGGATGTTCTCGAATACCACATGCGGAAATACTGCGACACCGACGACATCGAGGCGACAGAGTTCGGAAAGGAGAATGCCGTTGACGATTGAGATTTCCCTGTTGCTCTCCGGAGTATCTGTTGCGTTTGCGATTTTTTTCGGTATCTGCTCAAAGCAGAGAAATGAGAAAAAGGACACACAGGAAGATGCGGAACAGAGAGCAACAACCGACACGATGGTGATGGTGAAACTTGAGAACATCGCAGACGACCTCAAAGACATCAAACGGGAATCGAGAGAGAACCGTGAGGAGATGAAAACATTGAGAGAGCGTGTTGTCATTGTGGAACAGTCACTCAAGAGTTATCACAAGAGACTGGACGGAGAACAGCATTCCGACCGATAACAGGAGGGCAGGAAACGGGCAAGAATCAACCTCACAGAAAAGAGGCAATACATGAGAATGACAGAACAGGAACGTCGCATCAGAATCCGGCATCTGAAAAGAATGTATCGGATAAGAGAGCGAAAAGAGAGACATGACAAAAAGGTGTCCGGTCTGTTCATGAAACGTGTTGTATTCACTTTGATTCTTGCAGCATTTATCTTTACAGTCGTGATGATATTTGTGTTTTTACGGATGGGTTCAGAGCCGTCGACACTGATTGAGAATGTATTCAGATTTCTTTCAGTTGAGGGCGGTGCAATGGCACTCATTAAGTCCGTGAAAACGGTCAAGGGAACAAAGTCAAACGGAGAAATACAACACAATGACGAACCGGAACAGGATGACGAGGAGGTACAAGGATGAAATACATCGTCGAGAATTGGTTTGTGATTGTGGGTCTGATTGCGGTATGTGCAGCGGGAGGATATGCAGTATATGTTTTCGTGAAAATGCCGTCAGACAAGCAGTTGAACAAAGTGAGAGAATGGCTGCTCTATGCAGTCACAAAGGCAGAAAAAGAACTGGGAGGCGGTACAGGTCAAATCAAGCTGCGTTATGTATATGACATGTTTGTCGCAAGGTTTGCGTGGCTTGCGAGAGTGATTTCTTTTGAGGCTTTTTCGATGATGGTCGACGAGGCACTTGAGAGAATGAAAAAGATGCTTGAGAGCAACAAAGCGATGCAGACGCTTGTGAGCGGTGAGGCAGGTGAGGTCAATGAGTAAAATCGTAGACTTTTTCGTGCAGAACGCAAGGACAATCGGGATTGTGTACGTTGTGGGTGCGGTCGTCGTATTTTTAGCGATGACAGCGTTTTACATTTGGGTCGACAGGGCAAGCAAAAAGGAACAGGAGCTTTACTATGACGAATATTATTATCCGGATGACAAATTTGCGGAAAGAATGTCGGTGGTAGTATGGTTCATTCTTTCATTGGGATGTGCGATTTTATGGGTCGGTATTCCGTTACTGATTTGCGGGTTGATTGTGTACACAGAACTTGAGGAACATTGTCCGGAACTTATGGGAGACATGACGGACAGGAACACAGAAGAATTTGACAAGGAGGAAAACAAATGATTTCAAATTGCGGACATGATGAAAATAACAGATACAGAGGAGGAAAAGCAGGAGACCAGACAGGTACAGAGTGGAGGGTTATAAATTGGTATAACAGACCGTGGAAATGTGTCCTCCGTCATCCGGATGCAAAGGTCAGAAAAATGATTGCGAGCATGGCAAAGGCAGCAGCAGTCAACAATAAAATCGGATATGACCAGTCAGAGAGATACACATTTTGGGAGCATCTCAAGGCATCGAATTACGACCCTGCACAAATCACGATTGCGTGTGAGGCAGATTGTTCATCCGGTGTCGCTGCAATCGTAAAGGGAGCAGGTTACAGACTGGGAAATGAGAAAATGAAGAATGTGAGCATTTATCTCTATACCGGAAACATGAGAGCGGGTCTCAAGGCAGCAGGATTCGAGGTGTTGACAGATAGCAAATATCTGACATCGGATGCGTATTTGCTTGAGGGAGACATCCTCCTCAATGACAATGCTCACGTTGCAACGAACCTCACGGACGGAGCGAAGTCATCCGGAACAGGTGCATCCAACACAACACCAGTCAAGAGCAATACAAAGGTCGACGTTGCACACGGGTTCAACAAGAGCCTTGCAGGAACTTATAAGGTGACTGCATCCGGATTGAATCTCCGTGCGGGAGCAGGAACAGGAAAGTCAATCCTTGCGGTGATGAAAAACGGCGAGAAAGTCCAGTGCTATGGATATTATAACGATTGCAACGGTGTGAAATGGTTGTATGTGGTTTACAAGAACATCGTCGGATATGCGTCAAGCAAGTATTTGAGCAAATAGGAGGGATAATCATGTTATACTATTTAGGCAAAGGAACAGAGTTCAAGAAAGAGGACTGCAAAGAGTACAAGACCATTGAGGGAGCAATGAAAGCAGCAGCAAAGGACGAGAGTTTTGTTGTGTGGGATGAAAACGGAAATGTCATCGGCTCACTCACGGACAATGTTCCGGATGGAGCATTGCAGACGAATCCGGACGGCAGCGTCAACGCATACGATGCGGACGGAAACAAGGTCGGAACAGTCGATGCGGAAACCGTTGAGAAAATGACAACATTTGAGAGTAACGAGGATGCAGCAGGGCAGCAGGAGGACGCAGAGGACGAGGAAACAGCCTCAAACGATGCAGAGACGACAAATCCTCCGCTTGAACCGGAAACGGGCGAGAATGGGGCAAATACAGAGCCACAGGAGGCAGAGGACGAACCGGAAGACAAAGTCATTATTCCACAGGGAAAAATGAAAGTGACGGTCATTTGTGACGGCTCACTCAATATCAGACGTTCCGCAGCGTGGGGGAATGAGAACATCTGCGGTCGTGCTATCAGAGGACAGTCATATTATGTGAAAGAGATTCATGTTGTGGACGGAAAGAAGATGGTCAGAACAATCGGCGACCTTTACCTCTCCGGAGAATCAGAGCATGTACAGTTTGAACAGTTATAAGAGCATACAGACAAAAAAAGAGGACGGCATCCGGAAACGGGTGTCGTCCTTGTGTTATAATGGATTTATGAACGTGCTTGAATTTTGGCAATCAACGCATCCTGCAAAACTTTTGAATAGTTGATACCGTAATTTTCACATGCAGTATTGAGCCATGCAGGAATACTCAAAGTTTTCTTAACCGCTTTGTCATTGTACGCACGGGCGTATTCGTCGAGGTTGACACAAATCAAATTGACAAGTGCTGCATCCTCGTCCTTTTCAACTGCATCAAGAGGGGTCGGAGCGGGAAGAACATCACCATCACGCAAGGATGTGAATAAATACTGACCGCAAGCCTCTTGAGCCATTGCGAAAGCGTCCGCAAGGTTATCTCCGTAAGTTGCTAAATCATTGAGGTCGGGGAAAATAACTGAATATCTCCCGTCGCCCTCCGGATAAAAAACAGCAGGATAAATATAATTCAT